CTGATAGTCAAGACCAACTTCAAGATATTAGAAATCGATCAACAATCTAAAAATCAAATAAAATAAAAATTAATCTATTATAAATTATGCCTTGTACTAAATGTGAAGATGGAAAATATAAATGGGGAGAAACAGGAGAATGTGAATACTCTACCATAGAAGAATGTCAAGAAGCAAATCCTGATCATGACTATGAAAAAACTACTAAGATAGTTGAACTCATAATTGAGGACGAATCTCAGGAATTAGCAATTGATGCAATATCCTTAGTTACTAGTCCTGCGATTGAGCAAGACTTTGTATTTTTTGGAAAAGAAAAAAACAATTTAACTTTTGCTAAAGTTGATGAGGAAAAAAGAATGTTAGTTAGTCCTGCATTGATTCCTAACAAACAGATATACCGATACGATCCTAACACCGATTCTGACTACTATGTGTATTTTAGTCCTGAAACTGTTAGACAAGCATCTGAACTTTATCTTAAACACAACAACCATCATAAGGCAACCTATCAACATGAGGAAAGAGTTAGTGGTGTTTTGACAATTGAAAGTTGGATAAAAGAGGGCGATCAAGATAAGTCTAAACTTTATGGTTTTGACTTGCCTAATGGAACTTGGTTTGTAAAAATGAAGATTGAAAATGATGCACTTTGGGAAAAAATAAAAGAGGGAGAATTGAAAGGACTTAGTATAGAGGGTTACTTTACTGACAAGATGGAAAACATGTCAAATAGACAACCAACTGATCAGGAGATTCTAACTGCATTGAATGAAATAATAAACGAAAATCAAATAAAAAAGTAAATTAACTATTATATACTAAACAAATGAAAGACATGGATTTAAAAAAACAAATAAAAATAGCACTTGGAATCAATGATTCTGATGCAGTAAAGTTTGAATGGCAATCTAAAACTGAAGATGGAACTATATTAGTTTCAACTGCAGATGTTTTAGAAACAGGATCAGATGTATCAGTATTAACTGAAGATGGTACTACAATACCTTTACCAATAGGCACTTATAAGACTGAAGATGGTGTTTCATTTGTTGTAGAGGAAGAGGGAGTTGTTGCATCAGTTAGCGAATCTGAAACTGAGGAAAAAGAAACAACTGAGGAAACTGAAGCATCTGAAGAGTTAGCAAAAGATGATGAGGAAAAAAAGGAAGAAGATGAGGACGAGGATGAAGACGAAAAAGACAAAGATATGGCTGATGTTGAAGATTGGGAGGGAATGGAAAAAAGAATCCAAAATCTTGAAGATGCAGTTGCAAAATTAAAAGAGGATAAAGTAGGAGGAGATGAAGAAGAAATGGTTGAAGAATTATCTGAGCCAGGAACTAATCCTAAGACTATCACAACAAAAGAAGTGAAAGAATTTAGCATTGAAGAATTGAAAGCAGAAAATGAGATGTTGAAAGAAAAACTTGCAAAATTACCTGCAGACGCTCCTGTGAATGCAGAGAAATTTAGTAAACATGGAGCAAATGAAACAAAGAAACTATCTAGGAAAGATTACTTAAACATGAGTAGTTCTGATAGATTTTTATATGACTTACAAAATAACTAATTAATTTAAAGAACAAAAAAATGAAAAAAACTAATCGACTAGAATTAGCAGAAGAAAGACCACCTGTGGTGACTGAAAATTTCTGTGGAACTGATGCAGGTTTTTACATTTCTAAGGCACTTATGCAAGTATCTTCATTGGATTGCTTAACTACTATAGAGAATGTGAAATATAAAACTGCTATTCAAGCAATGAATGGTGCTGACTTAGTACAAGATGCGGCATGCGACTTTACTGCAGCAGGATCACTAACTTTAACTGACAAAATCTTAGAGCCTAAAAACTTAATGATTAACTTACAACTTTGTAAGAACAATCTTTTAACTTCTTGGGAAGCATTAAGAATGAGACCTGGAGCATGGAACAATGATGTGCCTAGTTTCAATGATTATGCTATCTCTTTATTAGCAAAAAATATTGCACAAGGAGTTGAGTCATCTATTTGGGGTGGAGCAGATGCTACTGCAGGACAGTTTGAAGGATTCACAACTGCAACTACAGGAACTTTTGCTACTGATGCAACAGTAAACACAGTTGCTGCAACTGCACCTTTTGATGCTACAAACATTATAGCAAACATTGAAGCAGGAATTGCTGATATACCAAGTGGTGTATTAGGTTCAGATGATTTAAGAATCTACATGAATCAAAAATCTTATATGCTTTACATTGCTGCGATTTCTAAATTAGGTTACTTAAATGCTTACAACATGCAAGCAGATTACAGACCTATAGTAAATGGTGTTCAAGTTTGTGTAGCAAATGGAATGTTAGATGATCAATTAGTAATTGCTCAAGAATCTAACTTATTCTTTGGTACTGACTTAGTTTCAGATACTACTGAAGTAAGAGTTTTAGATATGTCTGATTTAGATGGTAGCAACAACATAAGAATGATCGCAAAATATACTGGTGGTGTTCAACATGGAACAGGAGCAGATATAGTTTGGGTTAAGTAAAAATAGTATTAATAAACAATAAAAGAAAAAATATATGGCAGAAAATCCAAATGCTTGTGCATTAATCACAAAAGGTAGAGGACTAGATTGCAATAGAATTGCAGGTGGGATTCAATATATTTACTTTGGTGTTGCTGATACTACTGCAGTTACTCAATCATGGACAGGAGCGACTGCAGGTTGGACTACTGATATCGACATGGATCCTTTATCAACAGGAACTGCAACTTCTCTTTATAGATATGCTTTACCAAGAGGTACTGCATCATTCACAGATACTTTAGTGGGATCAAGAGAAAATGGTACTATTTTTTACACTCCAACAGTTCAGATGGTTTTAGATAAATTAGATGCTTCAATGCAAAATGAGATGAGACTTTTAGGAGCAACTCAAGTTGTAGTATTTTGTGAACTAAACCAAATGGGAGGACCTAGTGTTGCAGATGATCATAATGTGATCATGTGTCTAGGAGCAATAAATGGTATGCAGTTGAATGCAGGAACAGATACCTCGGGGGCAGCCCTAGGGGACAGGAACGGTTATGATTTGACATGGGACGGAGTTGAAGCGACTCCTTGTACTCAAGTTATAGATTATGGTACTGATCCTTTTGACAATCTTCCTGCAGGAGCAATCAACATTATTAAAGTATAATTTTAGAATAAATTTTTTAAGAAAGGGTAGTCGTTTGGCTACCCTTTTTTTGCATATAAAACAAAAAGCAAAATTTTCTATTATAGATTATGATACAAAGTATAGTTGAGAGTAATTTTAATGCTAAAATCAATACTAAGGCAAATCAAATTATGCCTAACAATGTTATAGATCCACCTCATGGTGTATTAAGATTTTTGTTTAAGTTTACTAATGACATGTCAGGGAAGATTATTTATGTTTATCCTAATAATCCTATTGTCTATAATCGATTCACTAACTTTGACTTTGAGTATAATGCTAGTCCTGATATGTTTGGTGGACAATTAAATTTAAAATTAGCAGGATATTGGAAGTATGAAATTTACGAGGTGTATTGGGAAGAACAACCAATGTCTTATGATGACACCTCTCCAACATCAGAAACAGATATCTTACCTGCTGATCCTACTAATGGTGTAGTCAAAGGTTTGGTAGCAATAGGCAAAATGTATGCAAAAGAAATAACAGGAAAAGAGGAAGTTCAATATACTGAATATGTAGAGCCAACTAACACTAATTATATTTATACAGGAGATTAAATGGAAAATATTTTAAAAGTAGATTTTGGAGCATCAACTGCTCCTATAGTTCAAGAAGTTCAAAGTAAAGAATATATTGAGTATGGAACAGAGGAATGGAAAAACTTATATCCTCAGTTTTTAATCGATTTATACTACAACTCAAGTACCCAAGCAGCAATTATAAATGCAACAAGCGAGATGATTGCAGGCGAGGATTTAGTTATAGATGATGAGGACGGAGATCAGTTAGATTCAATTGTTAAACTCAAGCAATTTATGGCTAGTGCTAACTCTTCAGAAACATTGAATGAAGTAATAAAAAAGATTAGTTTTGACTTCAAACTACAAGGTGCTTTTGCATTGAATATAGTATGGACACAAGATAGAACTCAAATCGCAGAAATCTACCATGTGCCTGTCGAAAAGATAAGATGTGCTAAACCAAATGAGATGGGTAAGGTTGAGGGGTATTTTATCTCAGGAGATT